ACGGCCCGGCTGCGGACGAACTGGTAGACGACGTGCGTGTAGTGCCCGCCCGAGTCGATGGCGGTGGCCTCGATGTGCAGTTCCTTGCCGTTCGGCGCGCGATAGCTGCGGTTGAGGTAGTCGGCGAGCGCCTTCCAGGTGCTGTCGTCTGCCGGGCTGCCGTGCAGGATGTGGTAATCGACCGTCCACGTGCGATCGCCGCGGCCGTGCCCGATGACCTGGATTTCTAGCCGGTTGTCCTGCACGTCGACGCCGGCGGTCAGCACGCAGCATCCGGGCTGGAT